GGGGGTGGGCCACGGCGTGCCGTACGCCGGGGTGATCGTCGGCGGGTCCACGAACTCGTCGACCAGGTAGCTGGCCGGCACGGTCTGTTCGGCGCCGTCGGCGTCGATGTACTTGATGCTGTCGATCTCGCGCAGCGGCGGCCGGGGCACCTTCAGCGCGCCGCAGAAGCCGTCCGCGCCGAAGGCCAGCACCTGGGGCATTAGCGCGCGGTTGAGCCGTTCCTCGGCCATCTGGCGCGCGGCGCGGATCATGCGCTCGACGTCGGCGTCCTCGTCGGGGTTGACGATGCGCAGGTTCACCTTGACCTCTTCCAAGGTCAAGGGTTCTGCGGTCGGCGGGGTGATGACTTTGATCATGCTATGGTCAGGTAAGAATTTTGAGCGTCGGGGCGTAGAGATCCACCGTCGCCGCACCGCTTGTCGCCGCGATATTAATGGCGATGATAAACTCAAAATTTGTTATCGCCCCCGCAGGCAGCGTCCAAGGTGGACTGGATCGAATACCGCCATGCGCGGTTTGCGGGTACGCGACTGCCGGTTCTTCGGGGGCACTCCCCATGCCGTTCCAGACGGTCGCGCCGTTGATGCGCAGCGCACTCGCAATGCGATTCAATCCCGCCAACCCGGATGCTTGGAATCCGAATGATGGCTGAACTACCATGCCAGCCAGTACCAGCGCCTGCATCCCAGTGACCCGAAGATACGAAGTCGCCGCCGATGGTCCGGTGTTCGCGAACGTCAGCCGGACCATGTCTGGAGCCAGGGCGGTAATGGCTACCGAGTTCGTTGCGGCCGCGCCTGACACGCCAAGCATTTCCCAGCCGGGCGGCGGTGTACCGGTCACCGTCAAGAACGCCCCGCCGGTCACCGTACCGCCGGTACCGGAGAAATCCGGCAGAAGGTTAGCCCCTGCCGTTTTGTACTTGGTGAGCAGCAACTTGGAGCCGAAGTTCAAGAAGCTCGCGTACCCTTGCAAACGCGCGCCGATGGACAAATAGTGGATGCCGTCGTCGGTGCGCACTACATTGGCCAGAGGATTAAGCGCGGCACTCGCCGGATCTACCAAAGCAGCATAAGTGTCATTGAAAATGACGTTAGAATACTGGGAGCACAGGGTGCGCAAGCCCGCGTTGACGGTGGGGATGGAAGCGGCGCGCCCCTTCGCCCCAGTGGCCCCGGACTGCAGTACAGGGTTTAAGGAGTCCACGATAAATACTTTAAATGCTGCAGCCCCGGCGGCGATGATAGTAGCCGCCTTACTAAGTACCGTCGCCACTGGGTCATTATGCGCGAGGTTGCTATTCAAATTATTGATACCGCAGTGCATCCAACATACTTCCGCTCCGGATGCGATGGCTGCTGCCATTTGCGTGCTAATGACATCATCGAGAAACGCCCCGGCGACCGCCTGCACGGAAATAATGTCCAGGCCTACCTGCCCGTTGGCGCGCATATAATCGTTGAACCAGCTGGATGGGGAATTGGAGTACGAGCCGAGCGCCGGGTCATTGCCGTAACGATTGAGAGAATCCCCAATCAGTACAGTAGAACTCAGCGCGCGGGGAGGCGTGCCGATCAAGGGAGTCATGCCGCCCGGAGTCGGCGCACCCAGTGCCGCATCCGCCGTCTTCGCCACCAGCGAGCCGGTGGTGCATTTAATCTCGACAGTGAAGTCGCCTTCGAACGAGCCGACCACCAGGGGCGCGGTGCCGATCGTCGTCAGCGCGCCCACGGCCGCTCCGCTGGCGTCGTAGCGCTGGTAGGTGCCCGTGGTGCCGGCCGCCGGCGTGATAGTCAGGGCGGACCCTTCCGTCAGCGGCACGATGGCCTTGCGGTTGGCGATCAGGCTGACGCTGCCGCGCTTCTTCACGGCCGGCTGGATCATGACGGGTTGCCGCTCGCGATACGCGACGACACCACCGGTCAGCGTCGCGGTGGCGTTGCCTGCCGCGATAAACGCGGCCTCCAGGGCTGGGTCGATCGTGATGATGTCGTTCGGCGAGAAACCGTCGTACGTCGAGAGCAGGCGGATGGTCATTATTTTTTACCCTTGTTGGCTGGCGCAGCGGCCATTTTGTTCTTCGGCGCGTCGTCCATCTTCTCGCCGCCCAGCAGGTCGTCCTGGCTGTCGGCCGGCGCGCTGTCGGTTGCGGTCTTCGGCGGTTTGCCGATAGAGACCAGGCCGGCCTTTTCCAGGTCGCGCGCCTCGGACGCTTCGATCGTCTCCATGTCGCCGCGCACCATGTAGAGGCGGCCGTGCGTGAAGGTGTCGAGCGCGGTAATTTCCAATGTTGCCATGTTCGTTCTCCTGATGACTGGCGGCCCGTACTGGCGCCGCCACGGGGCCGTATTACGGTGGGGTGATGTCGCCCTTGACGAACGCTTCAGGGCGGTTCACGACCAGCGCCAGACGTTCCTCGATCAGGATGGTGATCAAGTTGTTCACGAAGTCATCTTCGTTTTCGGTGGCCACGGCAACCGACGCCATCATGCGGTCGAACACCTGGGCGCCCATACGGAACGCGCCGACCAGGAAGGTGTCCACGGTCATCGCCTGGGTCGCGACGACAGGGCGGCCCCACAGCGACGGCGCCAAGTTGCCCTGCGGGTTGCCGATGATGTAGCGGCCCTGGGTGTCCTTCAGCAGCTCGATGGTCGCCCAGTCGGTCGGGTGTACTACGATGCCGTCGGAAGGATACTCCGCCAGTTCGGCCTGCAGCAGCGCCAGGCGCAGCACATCGATGCGGGTATTGCCCGACAGGGTGATCGGCGCGACGTAGGCGGTGGCCTGGGTATAGATACCGTTCAGGTTATTGCCGACGCCCGAGCCTTTGAGCATCTGCGTTTCTTCGACCAGCTTCAGGCCGTAGGTCAGGCGCTCGTCGATGTACGATTGCAGGGCCGGGAAGTCGTCCAGGATCTCGGTCGATGCCTTCATGAAGTGCGCCAGCTTAATCACCGGTGCGGTCGACTGCGCCAGCGTCAGGGTCGATTCAGGCTTGCGCGAACCTTCAGCCACCGGTGCGGTGTTGTTGGTGAAACCCGTTTCCTTCATGTAGGTGATCAGGTTCGACGAGGTGCGGCCGGGGGCGATCAGATCGCGGATCGTCAGGCGGCGCTGCGGCTGGGTGATGATGCCAGGTTGACGGTCAGCGATGACGCCGGCGCCGGTGTTCGAAGTAACGATGGCCTTGACCGACATGTCGACGCTGACGCGGCCGCCCTTGCGGCGCAGATCGCCTGATTCGTGGGCCTTCTTGAAGGCGTCGTTCTCGACGAACTGGGCACCCAGCGACTTCTCGCCGGTGGATTGTTCTTGCGAGCGGCGGGCCGCTTTTTGCTCCAGGTCATCCAGGCGGGCGACGTATTCGGATTGCTTCACCAGCAGTTCGTCGACGGTCTGCTTGACGCCTTCGGACATGGTGATACCGCGCTTCGCTTCGGCCAGGGCTTTCTCGCCGTGCTCGCGCACCTGGTCGGTGACCTTGGCCAGTGCCTCGGTGACGCCCTTGGCGTCCATTTCGCCGCCCATCGCCATGACGGCCAGGCCCACGCCGGTGGCGCCGGTTTGCAAATCGACGACGCCGAAGGCTTGAGCGATGCCGGCAACGGCCGCCAGACCCAGCAGCACGAGAGCGCGCGTGTGGTATTTATTTTTCAGCATGATGTTTCCTTTTTAGCTCGGAGTGAGGTTGAAGCTGCGCAGCGCAGCAAGAATTTCGTCGCCTTTTTCGCCACCGGACTCACTCCGGGAAAGCTTCGACAGGCCGCCGTTTGCGACGGCTGCGGCCTGTGATTTGGAGAATCCTACCTCGCGCAGGAGTTCTTCGAATTGTTTGATGCCCGGCAGCTGGCCGCGCTGCAGGATCTCCGAGATCGCGGCCTTCACGTTCTCCACCTGTGCGGCCTCGTTGGCCGGGAAGGTGACGACGCTGATCTCGCGCAGGTCCAACTCGTTGAGCGTGCGGATCCCGGTCTTCTCGTCGTAGCTGTCGCCGCGCACGTAATAGCCGATCGACAGGCCCTTCACCACCCGCGCCTTCATGAGCGCGTAGGCTTCCTTGGCCAGTGCCACGTCGTCCTTAAGCAAGAACCCGGCGACCTTCAGACCGTGGGCGTCTTCGGAGAGCGCGGTGTAGCCGCCGATGGGGTTGTTCGGGTTATGCTGCCACAGCACCGGCAGCGGGTCGCCGGACTTGGCGATCAGGCCCAGGCTCTTGGCGAACGCGCCGGGGGCGACGATCTCGTTATAGCTGTCGACGTTGCCGAACACCGAGCCGTAGCCGGTAAAGGTGCCGTCGTCGGCGACAGAATCCGCCTTGAAGGCGAAATTCTTGTGCAGCAGGAGTCCGGCATCTTTACGT